AAGTCCATACGTCTGTATTAAAATCAATAGCTTTATCTAGTGTTAGTTTTAATGAAGGATTTCTACGCAACAAACCTTGATCAAGTGTAGGATATGCATTAATCATTTCCTCTACTTGAGTAGCAAGTCTATGTTCAGCAGCCTGTTGATTTACTCCGTTGTACAAAGACTCAAATACATTTGAAATTATTGCCATTATCTTACCTTGTAGGTAGCACCGAAATTACCAGATGTAAGCATATTGTATTTGCCAGTAAAGCCTTCTGATCTTCGTGCAATTGTATAAGCATCTGCTTCATCTCTTTCTGAATATCCATATACTGATGTATCCATTACTTGTCTTGCTTGAAACTTTCTGGCTGCTCTTATAGTAATATAGTTTCTAATAGGATGCGTAATTGAATTAAAGTCTAAATCCCATACGACAGACATTTCTTGTGGCTCAGTAAATATAGCTGTTTGACCTGATTGAGAATATAGTCTCCAATCTCTAACTATTAAATCTCCATCTGCATCAGTAGCATCAAGAACATTCGCTGGAATAGGAATAAATCCATTATCATCCTGAGGGAAAACATATGCATCGTCAGTATTAATATCCCATCTAGTAGAAAGAACTTCTTTCTTGGTTTCGATAAGAACGCTTTGAGCAAATTGAGCTTCTTCAACTTCTGCTAGTTCTATGTCATCAGTAACACCAGGTTCATTAATCATTTGCAATAGTACATTTACTGCATATAGTAAAAACTTTGCTGAGTCTTGTTGTTGGTCAATAGCCATTAGTAATCTCCTTAGGTAAGATTTTTATAAATAACCTCACAAAGAGGTTATCTAAAATATCTTAAGCAGAAAGAATTGCTACTGCACACTCTGGACGAAGAACACCCATACCATTTGCATAGTAAGCTGTCATCAATGTAGAGTCTAAGAAGTCGATTTGTTTTTCTTGATTAGTTGTCATACCTATAAATTCAAGTACACCAGCTGCTTCAGGAGTAAACACTAAACCTAATAGGTCTTCAGCTGCACCACCAACACCACCAGTATTACCTTTAAGGTTATTTGATTGAAGGATTTTTACACCAGCAATTTGCATAACACTACCACTATCTTGACCACCATTACCAGAAGTATAATCAGCATTAACTGCTACACTTGATTGAACTAAGTAAGAATAATCCATAGGTGAAAGAACACATACTGGAGCTTCAGTTACATCGTTTTCTCTTAAGTGAGCTGCTGCTTCAAAAATAGCACCTACTAAAAGGTCACCTTTTGCTGTAGCTGTACCAGTATAAGTAATAGCTGCAACTGTACCTGCATCTGGATTACTAACTAATGCACTTGAGGCTGTATTACCAGTAATATCAATATCTAAAGCAGAAGAAAGAATAGTATCAAATACTTGACGATCAACTTTATTACCTAAAGACTCACCCATTTGATTAGTGATAACAGAACGAGTATCGTAATGTGCTACTTTCTCTTCGAATGCGTCTAGTCTACGAGCTTCGTAAATTGGACGAGTTAAAAGAATTGTTCTCTCGTCAAAGTCAGCATCTACTACTGCGATTTGTGTACCACGAGCATACACTGTAGCTGTAGTTGCTTCTGATGTTTTACCACCGATAATGAATTGACCTGCTTTACCTGTAGAAATTGACTGTCTACGAACATTGTTTAAACCAATTAGAGTACGATTAAACGCTTCTAATGTTTCTATATATATATCTCTCGATAAATCTGAACTTGAGTCTGTGCCTGTGATTATTGTTGCTGCACCTGTGTAAGCCATTGTATATCCTTTGCTCTTTCAAGACTTTGTAATTTAATTTAATGTTTGCTGTCTCAAGCTAAATTACAAAGTCTAAGGATACAAGCTCTCACAGTGAGGTTTACTTGAGTTAGGGGTTTGTTTTGTTTTGCTAGAAGATACTAGCTAAACATTGATGGGATAATTGTATCATAATAATAGCAGCCAATGCAAGGCTGCTATACTATTTGTTGAAAAAGATCGAGTCTGGAGTAATATTTTTACGAGCTTCATAGACTGATCTGAATGCTCTATCATTTCTAGCTTTACCTGCATCAGCAAGCATCTCTGCTTGATTAGCATAAGGCTTCACACCATTTTGTTGAGGTGCTTGACCTTTAACTCTTTGAGTTGGTGCACGTTGTCCAGTTTGTTCTAACCACTCAGCATGTAAACCTTTTACAGCGTACTCACTCATCTCTGGATCACCAACAGCAGCTAACCAAGATTGTTTCTGTGCTTCAGTTTTACCTTCTGACATATCTGTGATCATTTGTTTAAAATTATCTTCACCGCCAACAATTCCAGTTAGTTTATCTATTTGTTGTCCACGCTTAATACCTTGAAGCTCTACAGAAGTAACATCTCCACCAGAAGCATTTATCTCTGCAGCCAATTCAGGAGTCATACTTCTACCTGACTCAAGATATTTAGTTATAGAGCTTTCATTTACCTCTGCAATAGCAGCTTCTCTGGCTGCTACTTTATCAGCATTCTTGCTTTTGTCACCAGCACTTTGCTTTTCAGCCATTAGTTCAGTAAGTTTAGCTTCAGCGTGTTCTAGTGACTTAACCATAGCATCTACATTCTTGTATTTACCAGCAACTAAACCATCTTCACCTTGTAAGTGATCTACCGACCAAGGATCACGTCCTTCAGGTAGGTCGTCCTCTTCGTAGTCTGCAGGAGTTTCGGGAACTGGTTTTTCATCTTTAACAACCTCTTTTGTTGGTTCATCAACTACAGGAGGAATTACTTCCTCAACAACTGGGTCTTCAATAATAGGCTCTGGATTTGCAGCCACAACTTCACTATGAACATATTCTCCTATGTTCGCAGGAGATATGCCAGCCATTACTCAGCCTTCTTGATGATAGCACTTATCTTTTGGTTCGAAATACCGTAAGCTTCCATGATTTCTTTTCTGTCAAGCCCAGCAGAAATATCACTCAGGACACCATCCACAATATCTTCTTCAGACATCACGGTAATTTGAACTTCTTCTGCTTCCATCTCTACTATTGTAGAGTCTTCACCATAAGCTTCGTTTTGTATTTGTTTAGCTAGCTTTGTATCGCCAGCAGCATTTGCTTCTCGTAATCTATTGTATTGTTTTACAGTCATAATTCCCATAATTCACAATCCTTTTTTTAAAATTTCCCGTCTTACAGCCTACTAAGAAATGCGAGTTACTACGCCTGTTGTGACGCAGCTTCTTCTCTTTGCGACTGCAATGCTGCAGCAGAACTATCTTTTTGACCTTGTTGAATAAGATTTCCTGCATTATCTGCAACACTTCCAGCAACTTGTGCTTTCAGAGCAGCCTCTCTATTAGCAGCATCTTCTTCTTTCTTCTCGTCTGGAGTTTTGATAAGATTATTAACATCAACCCCTTGTTGTGCAAATATTCTATTGATAAGCTCAGCTTCTTTGATCCAACCAGTTAATTCAAAGTTGGCTGCTCTAGCCATAGCTCCATCAAGCTTCTGAGTCTCTACATTTCTACCTAGTGCATCTAGTCCAGTAATAACATTTACTTCTAGTGTACCGAAATCTAACTTCAGTTCGTTTTGGATCTGCCCTATTATCCAACCTGACCATTCTTTTGCTAACTTAGAGTAAATACCAGCTAGTGAACTTGTCTCAAGTTCTTGTGCCATAAACTTAATTTCTTCAGCAGTAACACGCTCTGCATCACGAGTAGCTGACTCATTTAGTAAGAATGAAGATGCTAGCTCACGCTTTAACTCGTTCAAGTATTGTGCAACAATCTGCATATCTTGACCTTTCTCAGATCTAAATGCTGTTACATCGTCTGCTGAACCATCAACTACTGCTCCATTAGAGCTGTTAGCTACATCATCCTTTCTAGTTCGTCCACCTCTTTCGTTTACAAACAAGATATTCTTACCAGCAATCAATGAACCGTCACCCATTAACTCAGATAAAGCATCTATTGACTCCATATCAGCCAACATATCTTCAGCAAAAGGTCTGTGTGTGTAGTCTCCTGTCATCCAAGTCCAACCTAGGTACTTGAATGGAAGAGTAGAGTCTTTATACTTAATCTCTTTACCAACTAAAACACCGTTGATGTCTTGAGTCATGATCCAAGAGTCATCTTTCTCGTCATCTTTCCAAAGTAATGTATATAGTTCGTACTCGTCTTGTTCATCTACTGCACCTACTAGATCTTTAGGTAAACGCTTCATAGTTTCTTTGATACACATACCAAGAGGACGACCTTTTCTATCTAGGTCTACTACTATGTTCTTTAGTGTATGAACAACAACACCATCATTAGGTTCTTTCTCTACTATACATGAACCAACTATAATGAGTTGTATTATCACATCAAATAAAGACTCTCTTACTTGCTGGTTCTCAATTTCTGCATTGATAATAGTTGTAGCACCAGCTATAAGCTTATTTACATCTGCCATATCCTGCTCAGAACCTTCTCCCATCGAAATAGCTGCCATCGTCTGTGCATTAGGAACAATTCTAAACGAACTTGTAGCTGGAGGCAAAAGAGCCATACCCATTTTAGCTTTGAGTGTATTGACGGCTCGCCCACAAAATGATTGTGAGTGCGTATCCTGCATAGGAGTTGCTCCGTTTGTACCATCTGTGCGAATTGCATAAGGTAGTGTAAGTGTTGCGATGTTTTCAGCACGAGTTTCGTACTGCTTTCTGTCTGATCCGTATTCTGAGTAGAACTCGGAAGGTAGCATTTCATTAGGCATACTAAATTCCCATACTCAGAGAAGTCACTGGAGCTGCACCAGTTCCGACACCTGACCCTCCAGTTGCACCTAATTTAGATTTGTCAGATGTATTTACTAAGAAATCATCGTAAGTTCCATCAGAGTCACCACTGTCTTCTGCACCAAACTCGACTGTTGCTGACTCTTGATCTGGACGCCTGTTCCTGTTTATCTCGTTTATTCTATCTTGATTACGTTTGGCTGCTTTTTCTCTTGCTTTGGCTGCTTTTTCACTTGCTTTTTTCGCTTGCTTTGATGAATATGCTGCACTAGCTGCTCCGATAAATGCTGCTCCTATTATTGCTCCACCTGACATATTATTCTCCTGTTATATTTAATGTATTTATAGACCTATCTTCTCTCGAAAACAACATATTACCTTCATCAGTGAAGGTGTCTTCTGCATCTTTTAAGTTATCTGCATCAGTTGTTAGTATCATTGAAATACTAGTATCTTCATGTGCAGTAAGAACCTGCTTTCTCATGGCACTTGCAGCCAAGACGTGAACTCCTTCTAGGTGTATTACTTTTTCTCCTATGAAAAAAGAGCATTTACCACTTACAATTATAGTTGTTGGAACTTTTATTATAACTCCAACTATTGTCATTCCTTTTTTTACCATGATAGTTCTAGTGTATATTCCTCCATGTATTGTATGTTTAGTTTCTATAGTTGGATTATCAAAGTTCTTTAAATATTCTCCTACCTGATTTGCTATATCTATATCATGTTCACTCATCGGACGTATATCTGTTGCTATTGATGGTAACATTATAGCTCCTTTGTGTATATAGTGTTGGTATCTTTATATCCAAACAGTCTGGCTGCTTTAGATAGTCTGCTATCTTTTGGTGCGTACATCATAGATATAGATGCTCCTTGGTCTACTGCAATCGACTCACTATATTTAACTAAATCCCTACCTCTTCCATGATCTCTATAGTCTTTATGTATAAAAAATGAGTCAAATGTTGCAGATATAGATGAATAGTGTGGCATTTTAGTTACTATCATTATAATAAAGCCAACAAGTACATCTTCTTCATACGAACCAATTACTGTCAATGCTCCAGATTCCTCCATTACATAGTACATTTCATAGTCAGGAAGCTGATCATCTACTATTTCTATCTTACCTTCACTACTATATTCTATAAATAGATTAAGCTCTTCCTGATCAGCAATTAATTTATCTACAGATATTGCTATCATTTTAACAAAGCTCGTATATGATTTAATACTTCATGGCTGCCAACTAGCTTACCATGTTCAAATGGAGTCAACTCTGCCATAGGTAGTCTGTCTATATACTCTTTCTCAAGAGCTTCCAATAAATCTTCGCCAGTAACAATTTTCTTAGCTTGGGGTATTGTTGTTTTTTCCATGTCAAATTATATCATAATTTTTTATGGTATAAGAAAGTGTATATCTGGAGAATATAAAAAGTGTGGTGGATTTATGTTGGTTAAGGTATAATTGCTACAAGGGGATACGTATATGTCAATACAACAAAGACTTTTAAAGCAACGCTATTCTACAATGAACCTTCGTACGCCTACTAAAGATGAGTTAAACGAAAGCGGTCTGGTGAACATTCGTTTCCCAAAAGTTATCCCTACTGACCTCAGCAAAATCAAGCAAATACTTCTATACCCTCCCAAGAGAGACAAATATTTCCAAGGATATATTACATTAATAGAAGACTTCTTTGCTGAGGTTAGTAAAACTAGCAGCCAAGGTAAGATCCCTCGTGTCATGTCCGAGTTATATAATCAACAGTTGTTGAGAAAGCTGTCTTACTTTATACAGTTTCCTCAACAATTCGGCAATTCCTTTGACCATTACTGCATAACATGGATGTTTAACCTGATGATGTCAATGAGATCGTACATAATGAGACAGAGAATAGAGAGAGGTGAGCTTCCACCTATATGGAATAAGTGTCTACCGTCTACTCATGGCTACTATAAGCTACCTAAACCTATGGACAACCCAGCAATGATGGCATTAGCATACCAAATATACGATGTAGTGTATGAAGATAGTGTGAGATATTTAAGTAAAGTTTAAGGATAGGCTTGAAAATTATGTTCATCGCTTACAGGATATCCCTCTATTAGAGTAGAGAGAGTTCCCCCTTCGGTGTTATTTTGATTGAGCTCAGTAAGTGTGAGTGATAGTGAGGGTTAGTTTGCCTAGTAACACCCGCTGTAGTGGTAGCTAGTTACTTGTTCATACATCTTTCAAAGCCATTAGACATATTGTAAATAGGCAAACCTACCATTCATACATAATGAACACACTGTGTATGTGATGCAGTCAAGTAGTTATGTTGTTATGCGTAAGTATGTTGCTAGCATTATGTATGATATGAAAAAGTAGTGAGTGTCGCCTTACCGTACAAAGCCATCCCTTATAATATGACTTTAGTTATAAACTAGAGCCAAGGGCTATCCAAGACTTGCAACTCTTAGAACAAAGAAGAATACCAGCACCAGACTAATAACTTAAGTAGTGACAATCCATTCATGTATCTTGTGTATCTTTACCAGACAAATATTCGAGTGCTTAACATAATCAGCCAAGTCACCAAGTTCAGCTGTTTCTTTGAGACATAACAAAACCTCTTTCTTTGTATATAAAATCTCTCATCAATGCATTTTTAATTCGAACATCATTGAACTGACAGTAAACTGACCTGCATAAAAACTTTTAGCACACAACATTGCAAGCAATGTTGGACTAAAACTCAAGCACCTTCGGTGTTTTTGCAGCCAAGTTTACTGTAAGTTAGCAATAATGTTACTCACAATGCATCTCGAAAGAGAAATTTTATACAAAGAGGTTCTATTATGAACAAAGAAACAAAAGCTGACTGGGCAACAGAGGCAGATTACGAGAAAGCACACGAATATATTGAAGGTAAAGGTCAAGATACAGAGAATGTATGGCACTACAGAAAGTTATTAGAAGGCGCAGGTAAGACTGTATTTGTAAAAGACTTGAAAGAATGGATAGACCATCTCGGCAAAGTTTACGAAACGAAAGGCTTCTCTTTATAAGGGATGGCTTTTTGCCGTGCTATCACTAGTTATTGTGAGTTGTGAGTGATGAGAGATTAAATTAAGAGGATGGAAAAGATGATTGAGTTATCAGAGATTATAGAGTTGTTTGAAGAAATTGAGAATGGATGTGAATATGGAAGTCTTGGAGTATTTGTCGTAGAGGATGGATCATATTGGTTTTGTAACAGAGATGTAGAGGTTTTATCTAAGCAGATTGTGTTTAGAGCAGCCAATGTACAGATGCAAGATGCGTTAGCTGAGTCACTACTAAGTACAGAAGATAAGTTTCTTAGCGATGTAGACACAGAGCTTAAAGAATATAGAATGGATTTTTTAGAACCAAGTCAAGTTAAAATTGAGTCGTTAAACGATGATTATTATGGCACTAGAGAAGAGATTATAAATGAAGTTATGGCAGGAGCGTTTGATGCTCCATTTGGTTCGGACTTTTCGTTATGATTGAGCAGCCAATGATTGAGCATGAACAGTTGAGTTTACTGTATAAGTTTGTGTACAACGTGATGGATTATAAGATGTTTGCATTATTGCTAGAGCAGAGTGTTGGGCTGCTGTCTCATTCATATTGTGAAGAGAAATGGGATTTGTTCAAAAAAGATATGATTGGGTTTTTAGTAGCTTATGACAGTAATTTTCTGCATACAATTAACCTAGAGATAATTAGATTAAAGTACGAGGGGTAGAAGATGAGTTATGTAGCAATGGATTGTTGTATTTATTGTGGTAAAACTAAAAGTATATTGATTGATCAAAGAGTTAGAGATGATGCATTCAAAGACTCTAAAGTTTATGCAAGTGAAGAGCCATGTGATGAGTGCAAAAATAACATGACAAAAGGATTTACTCTTTTAGAAAGAGTTATGGGTAAAGGCTCAACAGGAAGCATGTGGGTTATAAAGATGGAGGCTGCAATAGATATGTTTGAAAAAGAATTTGTTGATAGCTGTAAAGATAATATTTGTTTTATTGAACCAGAAATGGCTAAGCAAATTGGATTATATGGAGGGAAAGATGAGTTATCCATACAAGAATAAGCCACCAATAGATAAGATTGCTGAGTGTAGAAAGCGTATTGAAGTATTAGAGTGGGAATCTATAACTGGAGAAACGCCGACATGGTATTGTTACGAGCAGATTTGCTTACTAGAAGGAGAGATTGATCATTTACAAGAGGTTATTTTTGACTCATTGATGAATGAAACAAGGAAAACAGGATGAAGCCTGATACTGAATTAAAGATCCTGAAGTTATGCCAGGGGATGAGCATAAAGCAAGCGTTATATAGATTAGATGTAATGGAGAGATATGCAGCTCAAAAAGCATTAGAGCTGAGAATAAAAATACAAGGAATAGTTCATGGATAAAGTAACAAAGAATGCTAAGGTAGAGATGATAATAGGTGCTGCAATAGCAATAGCTTCAATGGATGTAACTAAATATAGTTGTCACGAAGATACATTAGATGAGTTAAATGGTCTTTTGGTCGAGATGTGTGTTATGTTTTGTATAGACTATCTTGATGCTAACAATACAGAAGAAGCTTCATATAAGATGGCAGATTGGGCAGATAAAGCTTCAAGAATGTGTAATATTAGAGCTGAGAATGGTTTAATGAAGAAATCTATAGCAGCTAATAAAACTAAGCCTGGTATTATTGGTGTTGATATTGATACTCTTCGTGAAACTATTGGCGAAGAGGCATTTGATAAGGTTAAGAAAATGATTGAAGATGGAAAAAACTAATCTAAAGGTCACTCTTCATGCATGCCATAGATTTTTGGAGCGTGTGATTGAAACCGAAAATGACGATAGACGTAGTTTATATTTAGCAGCCAATTTAATTCTGGATGGTGTAACCTACCTTCCAGAACTTGGTGATCAACTCGTTTCTATAGATGGATTTTGTGGTGCATTAGCACAGATACGCAATGGCAGTGTAACAACTGTTATTATTAAAAATAAGAGAGAAAAAAATGAGCAAGTACACAACAATAGACAGCAAGATAATACCAAGTTTCGTGAACGACAAACTCGCTGTAGTTTTTATAAAGATACTAAAGAAGCAAGAGGCAGAAGCAGCTAGTGCATTTAGTGCAAGCTTTTCAAGTCCTACTGGTTCAAATAGTAGTGATATGTCAATGGCAGCCAGATACATAGTTCCTGAAGACGGAAGTGTTGGAACTTCAGCAAATTTTGTATGTACTGGTGGAGTTGGCGCAGATGAAATGAATGCTATGATAGCTTTAATTACAGATGGTATGAAAGAAGGTGCAGCAGAGAAAGTTAGAACAGCATTGCTAGCTTCTGCTGGTGTAGTGAAAAATGAAGTGTTTGACTTTGAATGGTCAAAAGAAGACGTAGATGGGCTAGCTAATGCTGCTCAAACTATGCTTGAAGATTTCAACAAGATGAAGTCAGGTGAGGCATCTGGTTCAGCTAATAACTCTAAACTAGGACATTATGCATTTCGTAAGCACTTGTTGATACAAGGTGAGAAGGGTGGTTATGATTTACTAGCTACCATTGCGGCGTAAGCCCTCTAAATAAAATACATTGAATTCAGGGGAAGCCAAGAACTGGTAATCCTGAGCCAAGTCCATAACCAAATGGAAAGGTGCAACGACTAGAGCAATTGGCTCGTACACCCAAGTGGGTGGAAGTAGTGTACTCTTTTCCCTTTGACTTTTAACCTTCCATCTGTAAAAAGAATTGGATTGTGTCAAAAATGTTTCAGGAAGAGATGAAGATATAGTCTAGTCTGAATGGTTGAACATTCAGAAGTTCATAAGCAATTATTAAGAACTTCTATGATATACTTATTAAAATATAAGGAATCGAAGATGTTTTACGTAATTTATAAAATAACAAATACAGTTAATGATAAATTCTACATAGGAATAACCTCAGAAGGGTTAGACCATAGATTCAAAGGACACTGTAAAAGAGCAAAATTTGGCTCAACAACCAATTTCCATAAAGCTTTAAGAAAGTATGGGAGTGATGCATTCACCAAAAAGATTCTGCACAGTTTTGAAGAATCCGATAAAAAGAAAGCTTACTTAATAGAACAAAAGCACATAAACGAAACACAGGCTGTAAAGCTTGGTTACAATATGGACATGTTTCCTTGGGGATGCGGTGATAAATCAGGTAAAAACAACCCCATGTATGGCAAAATCTCAGGAAATGCTAAGAAGGTGGTTGTATTTGGTATTGAGTACACTAGTGCTACATTAGCTGCACAAACACTAAAGAATAGTCCTAAGACAATTTCTCAGTGGGCTAGAAGCACTAAGAAGAAAGATGCTCATTGTTATTATATTTAAGCTAAAGAGAACTGGCAGAAAAGTAACGACTTCTGTTGAATAACACGGGTAAAACATACATGGTGGATAAGCTAATAAAAGATGAGAAGTATGCTGTAGAGTTCATAGGTGGACACGAAGCAATAGAAGCTATTGATTTTCTTGGTTATTATATCAAGACTGAAACTGGTTCACTTGTCTGGAAAGACGGTGGTCTAACATCTGCATTTAGACGTGCAGCAAAAGGAGAAAAGGTTGTTTTATTCATTGATGAAATGTTGCGTATTCCTAAGCGTGAGCTTAATATATTGGTTGCTGCTCTTACTCCAGACTCTAGTGGTAATTTTAATCTCCGTACCGCTCGTGCTATTAATGTTACTGTTGATGTGGATGGCACAGGTATTGCCAATGAAGAAATTATCTCCGTCGACTCGACAACTCTTTGGGCTATCGGAACAACTAATGCGGGTGCAGGATACTCTGTTGATACTATTGATGAAGCACTGGCAGATCGTTTTAGAACCATTATTAAGACTACTAATGAAAAAGAGATGAAGACTATTCTTGACTCTTATATAAAGACGAAGGGATATTCTAAGACTTTGATTGGTAAGCTTATGAAGTTCTATAAACAGTTTCATGATATGAAAAAAAGTGGTGAGCTTACGAAGGTTCTAAATATTAGACACTTGGTTGAAGCAATTACTCTAAGTGATAGAGAAGATCAAATCATAGATATGTTGATGGATTTAATACCCACGATAACAACCCAAGACGTTCATGGACATCCTAACGAGTCACAGCAAGCGACAATAGAGACACTTTTAGAGAAAAGTGGTCTTTAAATATGGTGTACTATATGTAAGGAGATACACAACAGGAAGATTACTCCAGAGATAATCGTTCAGTTGCAAGCAAAGTATGATAGTGGCATGAATTGTCCAGAGATAGCAAAAAAAACTGGATTTGGACTTACTACTGTGAATAGATATATTAAAAATAAAAGACCAAACGCTGGTCAATTTAGGAGAAAAGATGGGAAGTAAGTATTCAATAATGGCAAAAAATAGAGACGATAAGGAATGGAGTGGTTATCAATCAAATTATCTACTTCCTTTTATATTTAAAGTTATAAAATATTCCTTATCTCACGAAATAGTTAATATGGCTATTAGAAATTTCAAGGAAAAATAGATGGATTTATTTAACTTCGACCTAACTCCCGACTATGTCGATAGATATGCAGGGGTTAGTAATTTTGACAAGTTTAGAAAGATGAATACTAGATCTAATGTGAATATGATCATAGATAGATTTTTACCATTTAGTAAAGCTAAGCGGGCTGTAAATCCTGTTGGTACTATTATTTCTATGGATGATACCAATATATATAACTCAGATGATACTCAAGGTATCTTCATGAGTATAGCAGCCAACAGGAAGAACAAGAAGCTAGTTGTAAATACTAAGACTCTTGGTGAACAGATGGAAGCTGTTAATCCAGAAGATCATGGTAAATATTTTGAAGCACAGAGTAGGTTCGCTTATGGGTGTTTCAGTAATCTTACCAGATGTGCTGCAATGACTAGCCAATATGTTAAAGCTATGGATGATGGATTAATATCTGAGTCATATATGGCTTTGATTGAGATTACACATCAGTTAGCTAAAGCTAGAGTTCATGGTTATATTCCTGACTATAGTGATATGTTGATTGATCAGCCTGCTCCATGTCTTGCAGGTAGTGCAACATTGGCTGCTGTAGTTGAAGATTTAATTCGTGGAGAAGATATAACTTTAACTGCACAGGAAATAGATGGTAAAGATAAGTCATCTGGTGATTGGTCTGACATAGAAGGAAAGATTGCAGGTGTTATACAGTTTGAAATAGATAATGGTGAAGCTGCTACATTTGCTCCTGAACACTCTCCTAATTTAAGTTATGTACCTCAACTAAGAGTGTATCAACCAGGAGAGAAGCAACCAGGAGATGATAAAGCTTCAAAGGAAGTTTGTGAAGTTGGAAATGACTCAGTTACTTATGATGAAACTCCTTCATTTAGTGAGAAGCCAAATAATGATGATACCAAATATGAAATGTCTAATGATATTTTAGAGACAGATGGTAAGTCTTCATCTGATTATAGAAGTTTCTTTGAAGATACTTATGATGATTTAGGTGACCGCAACTTTGAACAGTATGATCATTTAGTTGATGCTCTTTATGAGTCTTTGGTTGGTAGATTGGGCAAGAAAAACTCTCAGTCACCAGCCAAGAGATTAAACAAACGTAATGTAGCTTCAGATATATCTGACAACATATATGTATCAACTGATCCAGTTGGTGGAAAGAACCTAAATATTAATGTAATTATTGATACTTCAGGTAGTATGGCTGGTCACTATATAGATGACGCAGTCTATATAACTTATGTCTTTAACGAGTTAGCTCGTCGTGGAGTGGTTAAAGGTAATATTATGTTATCTTGTAAGAGTGCTTCAGGAATGTGGGAGATGCCAATGAACAAAACAATGCTTCATGGTATTGTAGCTCACAATGGTGGAGAAGGCTTCAGGCATACAATGGGACTAAGATACAAAGAGATGATAGCTGCAGATTATAATGTAGCAATTACCGATGGTCAATTAACGGACGGTCACATAGATCTTGCTGCTTTTGAAGCTTCGGGTATTTTCGTAACAGGTATGTATGTAAAACGAGGAATTGATAATAAAAATTTAACAAGATACACTAATGGATTGAATAAATGGTTCTCGAAGAGTATAGTTAGAGGCTCAGTTGATGAAGCAATATATTCAGTGGTAGATCAAGCAATTCTACAACTAGGTAGTGGAGGAAAATAATGGAGATTAGAGAATTTATAGAAGGCATAGAATGGTACAAAGGCGGAAGCAAGCTGAATTATAGTGTCAGTGCTTCTAAAATCGGTGGTGATTTATTGCCAATATGGCTGTCAAAGAAATTTGATAAAGATCCTAGCAGCCAGATAGGTGTTGCTTATCAAGGTAGTGCTTTTCATAGAGGCATGGAAGAGGAAATGAATGATAAGAAGAAGCTTACTGGGACTAGATATGATGTCGAAATTGGTGGAGCTAAAACATTGTCTAACGGTTGGCTTGTTACTGGTACTGCTGACGTACTTGATAATACTCTTAGCAACATTCATGATTATAAAACTACTAGCAATAGTGGGTATAATAATATGAAGAAAGCAGCCAGAGACAAGACCAGTCAGTTAGCTATTCAAGGTGGAACTTTGCAATGGCTCAATGATACTACAGGTGATTTCTTTGCTGAAGTATTTATTAGAGATTGGAAGCCTTGGCGTAAAGATCATCCAGCTAGTGCATATCAGCAGTTACCTGTTGAAACTTATGCAGGTAATCAAATTGAAATATTCTTGCTTGCTAAGACAGATGAACTTCAAGGCTATCTTGATGCAGATACTCCTCCACCAGAGTGTGATAATGTAATGTGGATGATATATGAAGGTAACAAGATTAAACTTAAGTGTGAATATTATTGTGATTACAAATCAAATTGTCCTTCGTATGCTAAGAACACAAATCACTTAGCTGTGACTAAAACTAAAATACAAGGTTGGTAGAGATGACTAAAGAACAAATACAAAAGCACGGAGATATAATTAAATGGTTCTGTGATAATGCAGAGCTAGGAGTTTGGTGTAAAAATGGGAACTCAGATAAAAGTAACAAAGATTGGTTTCTAAATATAGAACCTAAGTTTCTATTAGATTCTATATATGTTCAAAATGATGAGTATGCAGGACTAAGAAAAGCACAAGCAGATGATAAACAACTTTTATATAAAAATAGCAATGTAGAGATACCTTCATTAGAACTATGCAATAAAGAGTTTATGGAGTTTAAAGAATGCCTTGAAAGTTATCGTATCAAACCAGAAGAACCTAAATTTAAAGTAGGTGACTGGATCACTGATGGTTATGAGATATTTGAACACAAAGAGAACTGCAGAGCAATACCAGAAGTACAAGCTAAGTGGGAACTATGGAAACCACAAGAAGGTGAATGGGTAATGATTGCAGACTTTGAATTAAAAGATGTATATGCTGTATTCAAATATTCTTGTGTAAATCACTCCAAAAGAAAAGTAGCGCCACTAGAATTTGCACAAACATTAAAGGCTTATCATGGAATTGACTAGAAAAGATTTTGAGCAATGTAAAAGCATATCTATAGATAATAGTTATGTGCAGCCAAAGATTAGAATGTGTACAGATATGAATGGTAAGATACCTATTCATACTATAGACTGTAATGATGATGAGTCAGCTGAAGAGTTATTTTCTCAGCTACTTGATAAATGGCAGGAGGTGAAGAATGAAATTGCGACCGTATCAGCAGGAGATACTTGATCAAGTAGAAGCTGAGTCAGCGTTTGGATCTGATAGAATGATTGTTTCTTTATGTACAGGTGGTGGTAAATCTTTGGTTATATCCAGTCTGTGCAGCCAACTGAATGATGCTAAGATAGTTATCTTAACAAATATTACTAAGCTAATTGGTCAGATTGCTGATCACCTAGATGAAGTTGGTCTTGACTACTCTATACTAAAAGCAGGGATAGACGATAAGTTTGATCCCACTAAGAGAATACAGTTAGTTATGGAGCAGACGTTACATGCTAGAGATATAACTTTGGTTGCTGATGTTATCATAAAGGACGAGTTCCATTTAGGATGGAATGGAGACAGGTATAAAGACATAGTCAAGCAGTCAGCTTGTTCCCTTGAAATAGGGTTTTCAGCTACTGCATATGATCAGTCTGGTGTGGCGTTGCCTGGCTATCATTTAATTAAAGGACTGAACACTAACCAAGCAACCAAAGCAGGATATTTAACTCCAGCGAAGACATACATTGCTAAGTTCACAAAAGATATAGATCTAAGTGAAATTGGAAGCTCTGGAGATTATTCAGCAAATGAATTAGATGGAGTTATAAATAATGATGCATACAATCAAGCTGTTGTGGATGCTTACACTAAATTACCTAGTATGGTTCGTCGTACTATCGCTTTTGTTAGTAGCGTTGATCATAGTGATGCCTTGGCTGCTATGTTTAATCATAATGGTATTAAGTGCAAAAGCGTTCACTCTAAGAATACCAACGAAGCTAGGTTTGAAGATGAGGAAGACAGTTTATTGGCTGTTGATGAGATTAAAGACTACGAAGTAATAGTTTCAGTTAATAAAATCGCAATTGGGTTCGATGATACGTCGATAAATACTGTAATAAATTGTAGACCTACAAAAATTAAGAGTTTATATTATCAGATGATTGGACGAGCATTGAGACTTCATGAAGGTAAAGAATTTGTTGATATTCTTGATTGCGCAAAAGCTACGATTGCTCACGGATTTTATGACACTATTTTTAATCCTTCTGTTGATAAAGTTGCAGCCAAGAAACAGTCTAAAGAGATGGAATTATCTATAATAGATTATATGTTGTCACAGAATGATACAGAAGACGTTGTTCTTGCTGTCTCAGATGAGCTAGAACAGCTAAACGTAACTCTTGAAGGTGATTGTTCACTTGATGGCTTACGAGCTAAATTTGAGCTTTGTACAGACATCTATGAATTGTTAGATTTGCTAGAACAAATAGCACCTTTAGCAAGTGAACATAAATTCTCTAAGAATTTTGTCTTTGAAGAAGTTGTATCGTACGTAGAAACAGGTGGATCTTTTAAAGCAATAAAAACTAGATCTAATAATATACTCAAGCAAGGGAAGAAGCTCAATGCTTTGAAATTCTTCCCACAATTCATGCGAGAACAAAGTTGGAGATAATATGAGTGATGAATTTTACATAGAGATGGCAAAAGCATTAGTTTGTGTCATGGATAAGGAAGAGGTGAGAGAAATCTTAAAAGGAGAAGGCTGGGACAAATCAGAGATCGCAGCTTTCATAGAAGTATCAGAAGCATCAGGAGTATAAGATGAGTAAGATGAAAGAACAGTTAATGCTAGATGAAGATGCATTATTTCTTAGAGATATTGCATTGTTAGAATTTAAAATGGATATCTTGAAGCTAATAGCTCAGCAACCTACGGAGGCAGCACAGATTGCTGCAATAAAGAATTATATATTAACAAAGGAACATAGATGACTAAAGATGAACTACTGCAGGTAGCAGATGATTATGTAGCAACCAAAAAAGAAGTTAAGTGTATGACAGATACATTAAATGTACTAAAGACAAATATTGTAGATGAGTTGAAACTTGTTGATGATGTTAAGTTTGATTTTGGTAATGGACTTAAAGCAGCCAAGCAAGAACGCAAAGGTACAGTTGATATGAAAGCTCTGCAGATTAAATATAATATCTCAGACTCAGACCTAGATGCTCTTAGAAAAGCTTCAGCTACTAGTTGGGTGCTGACAGTAAAATAATTAAGGTGGAGCGGAGCGAAGCGTAGCTCCACAAGAGGGTTTGGAAAAAAAAATAAAAGTATAGCACTTCGCTACGCTACGTTACGTTAGCAGGTAACCTAATAGCAGTGTTGCCAACAGTGTTGCTAACAGTGTTAAATAGGAGGCTTAATGGATAAGCTAATCAGATCATTATCATTATTGAAATCTATGGATGGAACAGCTATAATTATGTCAAAGTTAAAGAGAATTTCTATATCATACGATCTCGCAAATCCTAGTTCGTTTGAAATATTAGCGTGGGAAAATAAGAAAGGTTCAAAAACATACAGGGTAGAATTACCTATACAGTATTTTGAAGAGGTGGTATCAATGATACCTAAATATAAAGTGGACAGAGGAGAAATTCCAGATCCATTCAAAGAGGTAGGCAAAAAATGGTAGTAGAACAACTGGTCAATGATTTGGCTGCACAGGGTAAATTTATTACAGAT